GACGGAAACACGACCTTTAATCTGCCGAATTTTGATGAAAGAACGGTATGGCAATCGGGGAGATTTTCCGCTGGTGTCGAGATGCCGGGGGCATTGCCGAACATTACCGCGTCTTGGACTGCGCAAGGAGCAAGCCGAGACGACAGACGCCCAGTCTTGTATGACGGTACTGGGGCAGTCAACACAGGGACTTATAGCGCAGGGGGCGGCTCAGCGTGTATAATGACAACGACATGGGACGGTCAAACTTCTCAAGACTTCGACGCTTCAAGAAGTAATTCCGCATACGGTCGTTCTGAAAGTCTCGTAATTCCGACAAGTAATAGTATTAAATTCTGCATCCGCTATTAGTATCGGATACAAAAAGTGACAGTAGCATTTTCAGTATCAACCGTTGTAGTGTTTTTATAAACACTGCTTACTCTTGATGCATCAAATGACTGTGCCCAATGACCTGTAAAACCAGTACTTGCACTTGCTGAAGAGCCACCAGCAAGAACGCTTGTATCAGTTACAATCGCTCCTGTTCCTTTAAACAGAATGACTTCTGCGCGGACGCCGCGGCAATTCCAATTCGCCTTTATATTCGGAACGGCTGATCCTCCGTATCGTCCCACAATCCCGCCTTTCGGATATCTGCCTACAAAATTCGGCAGATTAAAGGTCGGTTTTGCGCAACCACT